CGATCCGGCGTTGCAGCGGTCGCTGGATACGGCGGTCACCTACTGGGAGCATGCGACCCATCACTACACGCGGAACACGACGTTCACGCTGGACTGGTACAGCACGGTTCAAGTCGTGCCAGCATCCGGCGGTACGCTCACGATGTCGTCCGTCACCGACCTTGCCCCGGACGGGACGACGTCGGCCACGGTTACCTCGAGCTGGTTCCTGAATCGCAGCCTCGGCCAGCACTTCGTGCAGCTGACCGACACCGGCACGTTCAAGCAAAACTACCGATACACCGGCACGTTCTCGGTCGCGGCCGCCCCGGTCGATTCGACGGTGAAGGCTGCCATCTACGGACTTGGCAATCACTTCTTCACCTACCGATCAGCCGGTGAAGAAGTGTCGGTCTACAACGTGCCTTTCACGGTGCGTGCGATCATTCAGATGCATTCCCGGGGGATCATGTGAGCCGAGGCCGGTACACGCATCTGGTGGAGTTCTCGAAGCCCAGCACCACGACCGACGGTGCCGGACAGAAGGACGTCACGTACGCGTTCCAGTTCACGATGCGGTGTGACGCCTTGATCCTGAGCAGCCGCAAGGCCGAGGAATACGATCAGGTGCAAAGCGGATCGGACATCGTCCAGTTCCGCATGCCCTACAACGAGCTGATCAAGATCGACTGGCGTGCCACGTGGAACGGGTCGGACTGGGACGTTCGGACCGTCCGGGACATGGACGGCAGCCGCCGGTTGCTCGAGGTGACTGCGGAAAGGTTCGGGCAGTAATGGGTTTTGGAAGCCTTGGCGAAACCGGCCTAAGCAGGTTCAAGCGCAGCCGCAAGACAATGCGGATGGGCAAGCAATTTGCGCAGGTCGAAATTCCCGTCAAGCTGCAACTGACGCCGCAGGACGTCCGACGCCTTGAGAAGGCTGGAAAGTACGGTGTCCGCAATGCCCTGAAAACCGTAGCCGAGTTCGCATTGGAACCGGCCCGAGAAGAGGCCCGGAAGCTGTCCGGAAAGGGCATCGGACGAGCGGCCAGGGCGACCCGGACCGGTCGCGGCGGCATCACCGAGTACACCGTCAAGGGCAAGCGACGGAAGATCCAGTCTTACCGTGCTGGCGTCAAGAAGAAAGGCGCGTACAGCATGCGTGGCCGGGCCGATGGCATCGGTGATGTGACGCTGTTGCTGTCGGTGAAGACCACGTCGGACTACTACAACTTTGTCGCCAACTTCTGGGAACATGGCTGGCATGTCGGTGGCACCAGTCTGCCCGGCAACCAGTTCATGACCGAAGCCGTACAGCGGAACAAAACCGACGTCGAGACCCGATTTGCTCGAGGTGTGGCGGCTGCGGTCGAGGCATCGCCGCGACGGCTTCGCAAGTCTGACCTGAGGAAACTTGGATGACCGCATTTTCCGACGTGATCGAGGACGTGTACGCCGCCTTGACCGATGTCACCACCGGGGTCGGGGTGTCGGTGTCTGCTGACATTCGCCAGAAGGGCGAACTGATCCCGGCGGTCGTCTACACGATGGACAGTGCCGACTTCACGCGGTACGCCGGTGGCAGCATGGCGCCGGTGCATTGCACGTTCCGATTCGACTGTCTCCACGATTCCCGGCTCGAAGCCGAGACGCTGGCGGCTGACGTCGAGACCGCCTTGGCTGCGTCATCGCTGGTCGTGTCTCGGGAATCGGAAACTACTGACCTGTTCTCACGGGGTGCCGATGTGGAACCCGTGTACGTTTCCAGTTTGTCATACATCATCACCTGTGGAACACTCTGATGGCCGGAGCAGCATTCAACGGGTCGGACATGTCCTGGAATGACGGCGGCGGTGCCGCTGCCATGGGCGTGATCGACGTCACCTATACCAAGGGCGAAATTCCGCGCGTTGACATCACCAACGCCGGGTCGAGCTTCAAGGTCTACGCCGCTGGCATCGCTGAGGCTGATTCAGTCTCGGTGACGCACCTCGAGAACGTCGTCACGGTCGGGGACTCGGGCAGCTTCTCGGCTGGCACCATTGCCATCACGGGCACGTTCCGGGCTGAGTCGGTGGAGATCTCCGGCTCGATCGACAACGCCATCCAGTACACCTCGACCTTTGTGCGGACTGCCTGATGCGGCTCCTGACTGTGCAGGACATCATCGACATCCAGCAGGCTGAGCAGCACCACCAGGAGCCGCTGGCGGTCGCCAAGGCAACCAGCAAGACGCTCGAAGAGGTGCTGGCCATGCCAGCCAAGGAGTACATGTCGTGCCGGGCGGAGGTGCTCGAAGCCAATGGCCTCGGGTGATTGCGGCAGTAGCCTGTCGGCTACATTGTTCGCCGCAGGAGGTCCGCAGCATGCTGTGGGTGGACTTCCGTGAGGTGCTCCGTGTCTTTGGTGTCAAGCTGAAGAAGACGCCGCAGGAACTGGCGGCCGAGATCGAAAGGTTCATCAATGGCCAAAACAACCGCCACGGTCACGGTCGGGGCTGACACCAAGCCATTTGCCAGGGCGATGCGTGGCCTTGGCCAGAGTGTCAGCGGCAGTATCACGGCAGGCGTCGGCCGGGCTGGCGGCATGGCCATGTCGGGCCTCGGCGCCGGTCTGGGAATTGGTGCGGCTTTTCTTGGGTTGCAGGGCCTCGGGTCGATCTTTGACAAGATGCGTGCCGTGTCGCCGGAACTGAACGCCGAACTAATGAAGCTGAAGGTGGCCGTCGGTGACGCCCTGTTCCCGGCTGCTCAAAAGCTGGCTGAAGTGCTCCGCGACAACATGCCAGCAATTGAGTCTGCCTTGTCGGCATTCGGCGGTGCCCTAACTGATGCCATTCAGTTTTGGACTGAAGATGCCTTCAACCCCGACGTTTGGAAAGACATCGGCGTAGCCATAGCCGATTCGGTTCGTGAAGCAATGGATGCAGGATCCGGTGCCATCATTGAAAAGGTCACCGGTAAGTCCGAACAAAACCTAGCAATTGATGCGGCTAGACATGCAGCAATGATTCGCATGAGGGAAGGCGTTGACGTAGGGTCAATGGATTACTTCATGAATCGAATGTTTGAGATGTTGGGCGGAAGACCTCCGCAGGTCGTTGAAGGGGCGAATTCGCTATGACACACGCTGCAGTCGTTTGGAAAGACACGCCGGGCGATCGTTTGGTCTACGCCGCAAATGACACGAGGCGAATGGACTTCACGTTTTTCGGTTACTACAAGCGTGTGTCTGTCGGCACCACGCCACCGACGACGTCGCTGGCTGCGGTCGCGGCCGCCGAGGCTGACGGGGCCAATCTTCGAATCGATGGGGTGTACACCGGCCCGACCGGCACCTACACGCCAAGTGGCACCGTCTGGATACTGTCAAGCCTGACCGTCGAACGATTGGATGACACGAATGAGGACTCCGATGTCGTCTGGGTCTACCGAGTTGGCCTTGAGTTGGCCGAACAAGCAAGCACTACTGAGCCGTTCGTTGAATTGACCACACAGGCCGGATCGGCCAACGTGTCAGCGTTCCGCATGAATCCGACGATTCCGACTGACATGACGACGCCCGGATCAGACGACTACCTGGCAAGCAACGACTCGATTTGGCACGGTGTCGCTGACATCGGTGGTCGAAACGTTGACTGGAATGGGAACCCGATTCAGTACGCCTTGCCCATTCTGACTTCGACGCTGACGATCCAGCGACCTGCACCAATTTGGCAAGATGGCGGAACAAGAGATACTGGTGCCATTGGCGTCGTGTCGAATGATTCCGCATTGATCGGATGGCGTAACGACACCGCCATGGGTTTTATTGGTGGTGTCGGTGAGGTATTGTTGGCCGGAATCAGTTGTTCGCCATTGAACAATGGGATGTACAACATCTCCTACACGTTCCGTCGTCATCCTTGGAAGCACGCTCTACAGGTGCCCCGGGTCATTGGTTCCACTTTCGACGAAGAGACGAACGCCTACAACTCTGAGAGGACACACAACGAGTACATTTGGTGGTCGCAGCCGCATTTGCTTGGAGCGGATTTTCTGTGCGATCTGAGTGTGACCACGGATGAGTGGAAGGCCATCGGCCTTACGGTGACCTGCTAATGAGTATGCGTTCGCCGATCTACAACGCTTCGACGCCGGCTCTCTACGAGATCACGGCTACCACGCGCATCATCAGCGACCCCGGCCCGAAGTGGGAATACACCCTACGGCCAGTCAACCTTGAGTATGCCAGTGGCGACGTCAAGCCGTACTCGACCACATCCCGGACGATGACGGGCTACAACGTCTGGGAGTTGGACAACACCACCACCACGTGGTTCGGGCTGGCCAGCACCGACTACAAGGGCCTGACGTTCAATCCGGCCCCGATCGGGACGATCGTGATGGCGGCATCGCCGACCGCCGGAATGGTGGACAGCACCGGATCGCCGGACACCACCAAGTCGTTCTGGCTCGTG